TATAATGTATCTACCGGTACTTGCTGTAAGATAATATCCATGTAGTTTGCTTTGCTTATTGCATCTCTCGGTGTTCCATCCAATCTCTTTAACCTGACTCTTTTAGGTAAATTTAACTCTTGCAGCCATTGCTTTAAAGGTTTAACTTCATTACTAGATTGCTCAAATGGTATCTCTACATTTTGAGATAAAACTGCCTCGTAATTAGGTCTATCTCCAGTACCAACATCAACCGATCCGAAGACCTTAAAGGTGCCAGCTTGGTTTAATTTTTCTATCAACGATTGCATTACCTCTGGATTATAGTTAACTTCTTTTGAAGCACGACGGCGAGGGGTCGCTTGATACATTTCTAGTAAACCATGTATAGCGATAAATTTTTCATCATATTCTAGAACATTAGTACTACCATCGACATACTCTAAATTAAAAAGTACATTAGGGTTGTCTAATAATCCTAATGATTGTAATTCTTGTTGGGTATTACCTAGCGCGTCGTTAAAAAACGAAAGTACTTCAGTACCAACTTTAATCATTCCATGACCTTCTGGGAATCGTTCTCCTAGTCTTGATATAGTGATACCCTCTACATCTATTGGCTTATTGCTTCCTCTATCTAACGCAAACTCGTTGCCTATAAATTTAATAGAAGCGTTAACGCCATCTATTTTTAATGAGCCAGGGTTATTACTTAAGCTATCATGCGCTCTATTAAAAAAATCTATTAAGTCTTGACCAGAGTTAACTGAGTCAACATCAAACGGGTGCTGCATATGCCCGCCTGCTCCGCCTTCATTAAATAAAAAATATTCTTTGTATGTTATCATATGTCTTTAACTCTATAAACGTTAACCTTTATAGCCATGCGATCAGCAAGCCAACCATCACAAAAACCCTCTTGTATAATATATTTAACCAACTTGTCCGGTACTTGTGTACCCTCAATCGTACAATCTTCATCGAATATAGTAATTTTATAAGGTTGTATTTTAACTCTATACCCCATTATCATTGTATCATATAATCCGATTGTGTTCATAAAACATTTATACCCGCTGCTGAACCTTGAGGTCCAGCAGATGAACCGAAACTAGGTAAATCAACATTAATACCCATATCTAAAATATTACCAGAGTTAGCGTTAAAGAACTTGACTTGTCCTTCTTTACCGAACGCAAACACACCAGTACCGGCTAAATCTTCAATCCGAAGATAATATTGTACTAAAGCATTTGCGTACTCACGCAAAAGAAACGTTCTGTCTATACCCTTAGTTTTTAAATTTTTACAAAAAACATCAACAAAAGATAACTCTTCATCTGATAAATCTGTATAAACTGCACGCAAGCCTTGTTTAATAATATTACTATATTCTGCATCGGTAATAATATCTTTAATAACTAAATTTGATCCTGTGTTTATTAAAAAACCTAAAGCTTCTATACTCGGGTCTTTTTTACTCCTACCTGGTTTTATGTGCCAGTCGTTCGATCCCGCAGGTGGTACTTCTAGTCCTAGATTTTTTTCTTGGTTTAAATTATTAAACCAGTCTGACCATACTTTAGTTGCAGATGCTCCAATAGCAAAACCTCGTTGCCCTCTAAGCCTAGCACTCACACCCTTTACATCATACGTACTACCATCGATATCTATATCACCTTTAAATGGTTTAGTACAACCCTTTAACAAAGTTACTAAGAGTAACTCTCCTTTACCCATTACTGGTTGGGAGTGCTCTCTTAGTTCATATAAATCTTTTAACGTTTTATTCTCAAAACCAACAGCGCTAAAAGCGTTAAAAATACTACCACTATCAATTAATTTTTCTTTAGTAACTCCGCTATCTGTTTCTCTAGCACGTAAATAGTTTACTGCGTCTTCAAACCTATCTTGCTGTAAAATAATCCTAAAAGCTTTTTTCATAGTATCTAAACTAACATTAGATTGTTTAGCTAATTGGTCAACCACCTCATCAGCAAATCCTTTACCTTTAAGTAAATGTTTTATTTCTCTGTAATCGTCATCAGAAATTGGAACTGAGTCGGGAAATGGTTCATCTGTAACTCTCAAATGCCACAAATTATCATCCTCTTCTTCAAAGTATTGTTTAAATGTTTTCATATTCCTATAGGATATCTTTTTGGTTTTTCTTTTTGGTGTTGAGAGTCTTTATCATTTTTGGTTCCTAAAGCACTCAACATAGCTTTTTCCCACTCCTCTAAACCGACCTTCTCTTTTAACTCTTCTTTTGAATACATAAGATCATATGACTTAATAATTAAGTCATTCAATCTAGCTATAGTCTGGTCATTACGTAAATTTTTAAACGCAAGATTCTCAATTGAAAACTCTCCTTTACTTGCAAGACCTTCTCTACGCATTTTCATAATCTTATCTTTAAGCTTCTTTGCACGCTTATTAATGAGACTAAACTCTTTCTCATCGCTGATATTATCTAATGCATCGTCTAAAAGCTCAAGCTCCTTTTTAAAGGACTCAGCTTTTTTTACTACGTCACCATGATCTACTTCCGGTTTTTCGTATTTAGGTTTTTTAATCCATCTATTACCAGATAAACTAAATAAACCGGAAGCCACATGAGGTTCGTGAATATCTTGAAAATATAGCTCAACTTCATGACCATTAAATTTTATATCGTGTCTAAGGTTCCAAATAAATCTCTTACCATCTAACGCACGCTTTACTAAATCTTCATCGCTATTAATATCAGCAAAGTCTAAAAGTACATGTACATCTAAATCAGAGTACTCTGAATAGTTATAGTTGGCTAAGGAACCAGTTAGCTGTATATCTTCTAACATTTCAGCAGAAATATGATCATCATCCTGTACAAAGTCATCAACAATTTTTAAAATTGGTTTGAGTATATCTTCTTTAAACTCAAATTCATCCCAAAATTGAGGATGAAGAGTGTCATTATAATAATTATTTTCTTCGAAATATGTTTTAAAATTATTTGGCATCAGGAGTAGTTATGTAAATTGTAGTGTGTTCGTTTGTAGTTTCGTCGCCTTCTCCCTTTATATCATATACAACAGACTGATAGACTGATTTAACATAATCAGCTGCTTTTGTTAATTTAGCTTCCATCCAGTCATCTAAAGGATAATTATCATCAATCATATCATGTAACTCTTTAGACATATTTGCTATATGATATAACTCAGATTTAGACATTCCAGCACCATTAGGTTCGGTTTTTGCTTCTGAATTGTCTGCATGAGTAAATTCATTTAAGTAACTATCTAATTTTTTAGTAGTCTCCATATAAATATTTATACGATATGACACCAGAATTCGATAAACTATACGAAGGTCTTTGGGATAATATTAATAAAGCCAAAAAAAGAGGTAAAACCTCTAGTAAATGGAAGAATGACCCAAAGTATAGAAAGCAAATGAAGAAGCAAGCTGCGAAGATATCTAAAGAAAATATCGACGAAGCGGCGCGTTGTACTAAATCAACTAAAAAAGCGAGTAGTACTTCTAAAGGTAAGAAATGGATGAAATGTGTAAAGAATCCTGACGGTAAAGGATATAAGAGAATTCATTGGGGTCAAAAAGGAGTAAAAGTATCCGGTAAAGCTAATACGAAAAGAAGAAAAAGCTTTAGAGCTAGACATAAATGTAGCACAGCTAAGCCTGGTACACCGAAATATCAAGCTTGTAAGGACTGGTAAAATGGAATCTTTATTTGACAAAAGAGTAGAGGAGTTATTAGAGAAGTCTATACATGATCCTGTTAGACCAGGTATTTTAAAAAGACAGACTAAAGGTAAGCTTACATGTACTAAAGCTCGCGCTCTAAAAAGTAAACAAAAAAATAAAGGCAATAATACTGCTAAAGCTGCCCAACGCTATTTAAATTATCATTGTGAAG